CGCAACAGCCTCCAGGAACCAACTTGCAAGATGCGTTCGATAATAGAAACGTGCGCGTCATTCATCTTGGCTCTGGTCTATTCAACGTATCTGGACATGCTTCAGATAACGGTGATGTCTGGATGTATCAAGCATTCAAATACGACAGCTATTTGGCTGTCTAAATAATTGGGGAGGGGGACAATACCCCTCCTTTGTAAAACAGCTTTACATTGGAGCAAAACATGGAAGTAAAAGAGCTTAGAAAGAAGCAGCCAAACCTAGTATCAAAAGAAAAGTTTGATGAAAAACTAAAGGTTCTACGCAAAGAACACGATAAACTTGTAAAAGGAATGTTTGAATTTATTGATGCACAAGGCGGATGGTTAGATTTCAGCTATCGGTTCTTTCCTGATAGCCCAATTCAGACTTTCCGATTCATTCATGGTGAAATCTGCGAAATTCCTATGGGGATTGTAAAGCACTTAAACAATATTAAGGCAAAAGTTCGTAAAATGAACAATCTAGAGCTCGCAGCAAATGGGAAAGCTCCTATTTCTTACGAGGTGAGATCTAGAGTTCGTTTTACTCCTATGGAAGTTATGTAACTTTTATGGCATGTTAAAGGAAATAATTGATAAAGGCTGACGATGGCAATTGGTACACTAGAAGCGATCATCTCTAAGGTGAGAAAGTTAACAGGAACAGGAACTGATTTTCAGTTGACTGACGCCATGATTATCGATTACATCAACAGCTTTTATCTTTATGATTTCCCGGCTCAATTCCGTTCCTTAAAGCTTAAGGACAGGTACATCTTCAATACAATCCGAGGAATAGACGTCTATCCGTTCGATTCTGAGCACTATTCAACAGTTCAGATGCCCTGCACCTGTGCTAAGCGTGAAATCCCTCTCTATCAGGATAATTGGGGCTTCTATGGCCTATGGTTTTCTTGGCAATATCAAGAGACGCTAACTCAAGGTGATGGAACTGTAGGACCATTTGGAGGCACTACAACAGCAAATCCAATCATTCGTAGCGTTAACAACAATCCAATGGTTCAGACCAAGACTTCATTGGTAAATAATCAGCTCACGACTAATCCGAAGACAGTCTCTTTTCAACAGTCACTACCATCTAGAGTACAGAATATTTTAATCACCGCAAATTCAGCTCTTGGTTCCACGCAGAACGTTACAGACGATGGCAATGGAGGACTAATAGGAGATTGTTCCGCAGGAAGCATAGATTATGACACAGGTGTAGTAAGTGTCACTTTTACTAATGTTGTACCAGCAGGCGAGAATATCACCATCCAGTACAACCCTACTCAACTGAATATTCCTCAGAGTATACTATTCTTCCAAAACCAGTTTACGCTACGTCCAGTGCCAGATAAAGGGTACACCATAGAGCTTGTAGCCTATAGACTACCCTCTCAAGCAATCCTTGGCACTACTGATCCAAAGACTCCATATCTTCTAGGAACCCCTGAACTTGTAGAATGGTGGGAGACACTGGCTTTCGGAGCTGCTAAGAAAATCTATCAAGATAGATTAGATCCGGACGGAGTTCAGCTCATGGAGCAAAACCTTACAGAAGCATACTTACTGAATGAAACTCGCACGTATGCGCAGCTAGGAAAACAATCAATTCAAACTATTTACAGAGGTCAACTCTCCGGTAACGGCACAGCAGATGGTGCCGGCTGGGGCTGGGGAGCAGGATCACAATAACGAGGTAATATGACTACACCCTTTACGCCAGGGATTCCTACAACAGGACAATCACTTGGAATTACAAAGTTTCCCATACAAAATAACTTCACAGCCATTGTTGAAGACATGGACACGAATCATGTAGCTATAGGTGCTGTAGGACGTGGAAAGCATAAATTTATGCAGATGCCAGAACAAGTGCCTGCGCCTGCTACTGATGCTAATGAAGGAGCTCTTTACACAAAAGAGGCAAGCGGGCAAACAGCTCTTTATTTTAGAGAAGAATCTAGTGGCGGAGAATTCGGGTGGTTATTTCGTAAAGGATCGTTAACTATTCCAGCAACATCACTAGGGCCAGTTCCACCGCCAGCTGCACCAACAGATACAACTATCATAGATTTTTCAGGATACCCAAATTTCTTTGGTTTCTTCAATATGAGGAATAATGCAGCGATTAGCAGTACTAATATGATGTTTGAAATATATTTCTTTAATTCAACTCTTCTATTTGTAGGATTAAATAGAATGTCAACAACATCAGGTTCAACGAATACATTTACAGCATCGGCTACTTTCGGGAGCGTTACTACTTATAACTTCAGTGTATCAGGGACAATTCTTCGTGTAAGACAGGCAGATTTATCATTTCCTGCTACCGCTGTTGATTGGACACTAATGGCTCAAATATTCCCAACAACTTAAGGATGCATGAGCAGTTTAACACCATTTGTAATTTCTGGGTATGAATCAGGGGGTCTTGAGAACAATAAGAAGCCCTTTCTTTTACCCGATAAAGCATTCCAGCAACTTCAGAATGCCTACGTATGGCGTGACCGTGTTAAGAAGCGTGAAGGGATTAAACTTGTTGGTAGACTAGAAAGGAAGTTTAGTGAGTATTCTTATTTCAACACGAAAGCATCTCCTTGGACATTTAACCCGCTAACTATTTCTGGATACGTACGCTTTGCGACTAGAGAAGTCCTTGGTGTAATTACCACAACTTATCCTCATGGTCTAACAACAAATGACTTGGTTGTCTTTAGTAAAGTCGTAGGCATGACTCAACTAAATGGCACACAGTATACTGTGAACGTCATTTCTCCAACCACATTCTCAATCGGTGTAGATACCACTGGTTACACAGCTTATGCCTCAGGAGGTGTATGGATAGCAAATGGCCCTGCAAATGTGACGCTTCCTATAGTAGATGAGCCTAATGCCGAACTTGCCCCAGGAACTTTTCTACTCTCATCAACTACTCAAGACTATTCCGACTATATCAAGATTGGAAAGGTCACAAATATTACATCTGCAAATCCAGGCGTAGTTACGAGTGCAAATCATAGGTTGTCTACTGGCGATATGATTACTTTCAATCAAGTTGGGGGAATGGTAGAACTTGATGGCAATACCTATCAAGTGACCGTGATAAGCTCTAGCACATTCTCCATCAATGCAGACACTTCAGATCTGATTTCTTTCACTCCATACACTTCTGGAGGTACATGGGACTGTCAATTTGCAAAAGGCAATGGAACGATCTTTGGCTTTAAATATGGAGCCATCAAACTAATCACAAATGCTGCGAATGCTCAGGTTACGACTACTGCTCCTCATGGGTTGATAACAGGCGATGTCGTGTTGATCGAAAGTGTTCAGGGCATGACTGAAGTTAATAATTTAACCTATACGATCACATTCGTTGGAGCGAGCGACTTCTTGCTAAATGTAAACTCTACCGCCTTCGGAGTCTATACAGCTTTAACCGGCACTTTCACAGCGCTATTAGCCACAGATTCCGGTACAGTTAACTATTCTACAGGAGCAATATCGTTAACTCATACCCTTGGAGCTGGAGTAGCTACAATTCTATCATATGGCTACTATCCTGCTCTTCCTGTAATGGGAATACCTACAAGAGAAGTTGTCGGGATAAATGATGAGCAGGCGCTTTTCTTTGATACAAAATATTGCTATGTAAATACAGGAAGCACATTCCAAGAGTTTATTCCAGGGACAACATGGTCAGGAACTGATGCTCAATTCTTCTGGGCTTCTAATTATAGAGGGATTAACCCTAGCGACCGCCTGATGTTTGTCACGAACTTCAATAGCGATCCTGGTGATCCTATCCGATATACCAATGGTACCACCTGGACAGACTTTAGGCCATGTTTAGCGGGAAATACTGTTTTAGCAGAGGCTCAAGGATCTACTGCTGCTCCATTTCTTACATTCAATGGTAATTTGACTAAGTTTCCAGTGGAACCAGGGACAGTCACTATAAATGTAGGTGCGGGCGCAATAATTTTTACCGATGCTGTTGCAAAAAATGGAATACTGCTTGGAAATCCAACAGGCAATCTAGGAATCATAAACTATGAGACAGGCGCTTATACTCTCAGCTTTTCTCCAGCTGGTGTTGCTATTGTTGCTGTTACTGCAAATTATATAAACGCCACGAATACTCTTTACCAAGCAAGAATAATAATTCCATATTATGGAAGATTGTGTGCTGGTAACGTATTTGAAGGCCCTTCTTTTAATTCAGCGAAAAGCAATAATATTTACAATAGAGAAAGATTTTCACAGATAGGAAATCCAGTTCAAGCCTCAGAACCTGCTAATCCACAATTAATAGGGGGTGCATGGAGAACAGATGTTAGGGGTAGGGGAGGATTCATCGATGCACCTGTTAACGAGATCATGGTTAGCACTGCATTCTTTAAGAACACCTTGATTGTTGGCTTTGAGAGATCCACATGGCAATTAAGGTATGTAGGTGAATATGGACTTCCATTTTTATGGGAAAGAATATCCTCCGATTTTGGTACTGAATCAACTTTTTCTACTATACTATTTGATGAAGGGGTGTTATCAGCTGGTGATAAAGCTTTCACAGCAGCTTCTTCAACTACAGTTTCCAGAATAGATGAGCAAATACCAGATCTTATCTTTAACGTTAGAAATGCTCAAGATGGACCAGAAAGAGTAAATGGTATTCGAGACTTTCAACGAGAATTGGCTTTCTGGAATTATTCAGATTCACAGTTTCAGAAGAAATTTCCTAATACAGTTCTAGTCTTCAATTATAAGAATCAAACCTTTGCTCAATTTAGAGATAACGTCACAGCCTTTGGAACGCTTCAATTGTTAGATAACATAACATGGGACCGCTTTGATATATTTTGGGACGATGAAGAGGTATTCTGGGATGATATAGACTCTCAAAGCAAATTCCCATCTATA